GAACTAACACCTCAAGAGAAGTTAGCAAATGCTGGGCTTAGTGTAGATGAATTAAAACTATTACTGGGAATAAAATGATAACCCTAAACTTAACCATACAAGAAATCAACCTTATCCTACAAGCATTGGGTCAAGCACCCTATATTCAAGTAGCTGAACTTGTAGAGAAAATAAAAGCACAAGCCGTGCCTCAAGTTGAGGCGTTACCTAAAGAAGAGGTTGCTGAGTAATATGAAAATAAATTGGTCAGAAGCATCAACCAAACGGGGACTTATCTGGGTAGCGACAGCTATTATAGGTGCAGTTTTAATTTTTATGGGTAAACCTATAGACCAATTATTGCTTCTCGCTAGTGGTGTTGCTGGCGGTCTAGGTATGATGTTAAAAGATTAATGTTTGGGATAACCACATTTGCTCAGTCTCCTTACGCCTCTTTAGGGGGTGCGTTTTATGGCGTCATTGTAAACGAGACTGAGACTTTAACAGATACGCAATCTGTTATAAGAGATATTGCTGTAAGCGAGACTGATAGTACTCAAACTTTAACAGATACTCAATCTGTACTTGCGGCGTTCATAGCAGCGCAAACCAACACTCAAACTTTAACAGATGCTCAATCTGTACTCGCAGCGTTTGTAGCAGATCAAACCGATATTCAAACTTTAACTTCGCTTGAAGTAGTTTCTCAAAACTTTCCTGTAACTGAAAACAGCAGTGCTGTAACACTAAGTACATTGGAAGATGTTATTGCAGGATTTGTAGGTGCACAAACCAATACTATAACTTTAACAGATACGGAAGTTGGTGGATTTCAATATGTAGTAAGTATTGTAGAGCCTCAGACATTAACAGATACAAATGTTTCACAGTTTGCTTTTTTAGGCGCAACTTCCGATGTGTTGGTAATAACAACCATTGATGCAGTATTAGCACAGTTTAATGTAGTAAATATAGACAACTTAGTTACATTGGCTGACTTTCAATACGCACGAGGATGGTTTAAAATAAACGACAGTCAATCAGTAACATGGGTTCCAGTAAACGACAGCCAACCAAGTGGGTGGGCACTAATAGATGATACTCAAACTCCCAACTGGGCTCCAGTAGACGATTCTCAATAAAGGACACTTTTTATGGCATCAACATATTCACCCAACCTACGTATAGAGCTCATCGCTGTTGGTGAACAATCTAACACATGGGGGGGCACAACTAACAACAATCTTGGAACCTTGATTGAACAGGCTATTTCAGGGGTGGTCACTGTTGATGTGACTTTATCTAATGTTACTTTGTCTGTTTTAAACGGTGCTACAGATCAGTCCCGTCAGATGATTATTGTAGCTACTGGAACCCCCGGCGTTACTCGTACTATTACTGCCCCTGCAGTAGGTAAAGTTTACATCGTATATAATAACTCAGATGCAGCTCTTAGCTTTATTGCTTCTGGTGGTACGGGAGTTACTTTAATTGTTGGGGCTAAAAAATACATATACTGCGATGGGATTAATTTCTACGAAGCGATCAACGCCCTAACAGTTACAAGCGGTACTATAGACGGTACTACAATAGGTGCTACTACAGCGACTACAGGCAAATTCACTACTATAAATGCTTCTGGGCAGGTTACTTCTACTGTTACTACAGGAACAGCACCTTTTGTGGTGGCTTCTACTACAGCGGTAGCAAATCTAACGGCAAGTAATGTATCTACTAATGCTAATCTTACAGGTGCTATAACCTCTACGGGTAACGCTACTATTTTAGGTACAGCGTCTTTTACTTCAGCTAACCTTGCTGGGGCCTTAACAGATGAGACAGGTACAGGCAGTGCGGTATTCGCAACTTCTCCTACTTTAGTCACTCCTGATCTTGGAACACCTAGTGCCCTTGTTGGTACTAATATTACTGGTACAGCTTCAGGACTATCTATTGGCGGTAATGCTGCTACAGCTACTACAGCTACTACAGCTACTACAGCATCTAATTTAAATGGCGCATGGGCGCAACTTCCAGCAGGGACAAGGATGCCCTTTGCTCAAGCAGCAGCTCCAACGGGTTGGACACAAGATATTACTGATAATGCTAATAATCGTATGCTTAGAGTTGTTAGTAGTGCTGGTAATGGGGTAGGTGGTAGTTCATCGCCTATTTTAAATAATGTTGTATCTTCCCATACGCATACATTTACTGGTAATGCAATGGGAGCGCATAGCCATTCAGATGCAGGGCATCAACATACTCAACTTTGGAAAGCATCTACAGGCGGAACTACTGCTGGGGGCGATCCTAATAGTGTTGGAAATACAAGTGTTGCAACAGGTGTTGGTTATGCAAATATACAAGGCGCATCTGCTGGTACGCCATCAGGTTCAATTTCAGCAAATGGTAGTGCTTCTGACTGGACACCAAGATATATTGATATGATTATTTGCTCTAAAAACTAATGGAAATTAAAACAATATTAACATGCCCACTTGGGTCAAAATGTGAAGAGGTAAAAGACGGAGCAATCCATCGTTGTGCATGGTACACCAAGTTAGTTGGCACTAATCCAAACACAGGTGAAGTTATGGACGAACACGGATGCGCTATGAGTTGGCTACCAATGCTAATGATTGAAAATTCTATGCAACAAAGAAGCACCAGTGCAGCGGTTGAGTCTTTTAGAAATGAGATGACTTCAGCTAACCAAACAAGCCAACAATTATTACTTGCACAAGTCCAACAGAGGTTATTATGAAATTTATATGGTCTGAAGCATCAACAAAACGCGGTTTAATATGGGTTTTAACAGCTATTGCAGGATCGGTATTTATCTATTTAGGTAAGCCTATAGACCAGCTTTTGATACTCGCCAGTGCAGTTGCTGGGGGGTTAGGTTTGGTTTTAAAAGACTAAGGACATAGATGAAAACAAGCCACAACGGAAGAAAGCTAATACAAGAGTTTGAGGGGTTTAGAAGTACCCCCTATTTGTGCAGTGCTGGGGTGCCCACTATCGGTTTTGGCTCGACTATGTATCTAGAAGGAACACGAGTTAGGTTAGCTGACCCTGACATTAATAGGGCGCAAGCAGAAACCTTGTTTGTTAACACCCTTACTAAATACGAAGACACCGTAAATAAAACCACTAAGAACTTGACTCAAAATCAGTTCGATGCTTGCGTATCGTTGTGTTACAATATTGGTCAAGCAAATTTTACATCTTCCACTTTAGTAAAAATGATAAATGCAGGAACTGCACCGGATTTAGTAGCACCGCAGTTTCTTCGTTGGGATAAAGTAAAAGGTAAGCCTGATAAAGGTCTTGCTAATAGAAGGAAAGCTGAAATGGCACTTTTTTTAGAGGATTAACGGATGGCTTTACAATATCTTCAGTTTAGACCCGGAGTCTCCAGAGAGTCTACCAACCTTGCCAATACTGGTGGTTTTTATGCATGTCAATGGGTGCGTTTTAGAAGTGGTTCTCCTGAAAAAATAAATGGTTGGGGGCTACCTAGTGAATCTACTTATGAAGGAGCAGCTCGTAGTTTAGTAGAATGGGTATCTCTTAACGGCAACTACATTGTTGGCGTAGGTACTAATTTAAAATACTACCTTTATATAGGGGGTGTGTACTTCGACATTACTCCTATCCGCTTATCAAGTAACCTTGCGGCTAACCCTTTTTACCCTATATATTCTACACTGTCAGCAGGTATTTCAGCTACTGCTACAACCATCCCCGTCACAAGTGGCACTTCGTTTACCCGTGCTTACCCTTATACTATCCGTATTGACTCAGAAGATATTTATGTCACTTCTGCAGCTGTAAATAACTTAGTAGACTGTATTCGTGGTTATAACGGAACAACAGCGGCAACGCATAGTATAAGTGCTGTAGTATCTAGTCCTTATTTAGTGGTAGCTAGTGCGGCTAATGGCGCTTATGTAGATGACTTTGTTACCTTTACAGGGGCTACATCTTTTGGTCCTTATAGTGCAGCAGTGCTTAACTCCCAGTACACAGTAACCGCTGAATCAACTAACTACATAGCTATCTACACGGGGATACAGTCAACATCTGTTACTAATGGAGGCGGTAGTGCGCCTGTTGTGGCTAAGTATAATATTCACGTAGGTCAAGCGATTGTTACTTTTGGTAATGGTTGGGGTGTTGGTCCTTGGGGACAAAACCTTGGTTGGGGGCTACCGTACCCTACTACTTATGAACTCCAAGGCCTTCGTTTATGGAGTGCCGATACTTTTGGGCAAGACTTAGTTTATAACGTCCGTAATGGTGGGGTATATTATTGGACTGCTGCGGCTAATTTAACGCCTAGTGGGCAAGTTACCGCTCCCGGTGTGGATATGTCTTTTCCAGCATTTGGCGCTGATGCCGATGCTCCTAATGTAGCGGCTAGAGCTTTTGTCTCTGAAGAACGCCACATAGTAGTATTAGGAGCTAACGATCCTTATTCCGCCAGCCCTACTAAACAAGACCCTATGCTTATCAGGTGGTGTAGCCAAGAAGACCCTCTAGTATGGGTTCCCGCTATAACTAACACGGCAGGTAGTCAACGCTTAGCGTATGGTAGTGCTCTTATTACAGCAGAGAAAACAAGACAAGAGACTCTAATTTGGTCTGATAGTGCCTTATACTCTATGCGTTATTTAGGGCCTCCTTATACTTTTGGTATTTCTGTCTTATCTAATGACGTAACAATAGCTTCTCCTAATAGCGCAACAACAGCAAACGGCATAACCTACTGGATGGGGAATGACAAATTCTATGCTTATTCAGGTAAAGTGGATACCCTCCCTTGCGCCCTACGTCAGTATGTTTTTGATGACTTTAACTTAGTTCAGTCGGATCAAATTTGTGCAGGGACTAATGAGAAATATAACGAGATATGGTGGTTTTATCCTTCTAGTAATTCTGATTATAATGATAGATATGTTGTTTATAACTATCTAGAAAAGCTTTGGTACTATGGCGATATAGCTAGGATGGCATGGTTAGACTCTCATATTTTAGGGTATCCTTGGGCAACTTACGATAACATCTTAGTACAACAGGAACAAGGCACCGATGATGGATCAACAAACCCCCCTGCTGGAATACCTGCTTATATTGAGAGTGCTGATTTTGATATAGGTGAAGGAGATAAGTTCTCAGCTGTTAATAGGGTTGTTCCTGACGTTGACTTTATTGGTTCTACTAGTACTACTCCTTCGGTTACTATGACTATATCTACTCGTAACTTTCCGGGTCAAGGGTTCTTTGTTAATGATAACGTAGCTAATATATCAGGGGCTAAAGCCACTACTCAGGTATATGATTATACTAATCAAGTGTTCTTAAGACTACGTGGTAGGCAGGTCGCTTTTAGAATAAGCAGTGCTGAAGCAGGTATAAAATGGCAGTTGGGTGTTCCTCGTTTGGATATTCAATCTGATGGCACAAGGACTTAACAATGGCTAACAATAATAGAGTACCTTCTCCAGTACTTGCGCTACCGCCATTAGAGTATGATGTGCAGTACATGAATAACATGATACGCTTGTTAAATTATTTTATAGAACAGCAGAACAATCCGGGCAACATACGGGGCAGTGTATTGACGTTATCAAGTGGTACTGTAGCCCCAGATGTTATTATTGACACTACGGCATCTAACAGCATAACTGAATTTGTAGTACTAGACTTACCCACCAGTGCCACTGGATTAGTGTCAGGGCAGATATGGCGGAATGGTTCCGTCTTAAACATTATACCTTAGAGAAAAGAATATGGCATATAACCAAACTGCAAAAGGCATCTCAGCTCTAGGGCGTAAAGGCGATGACACCTTATTACATGTAAATAAAGAAGAACTTGCTGGACTCCAATCCTTACTAGGACCTATATCAGTTAACCCTGAAACGGGACTTCCTGAAGCATTTGCATGGAAAGACGTACTAACCACCGGACTTATAGGTATTGCTGGTGCTTTAACAGGTGGAGCTGGTGCTGCTGCTTTAGGTGGTGGGGCTCTAACTGGGATAGGTTTAGGTGCGGGTCAAGGGGCTTTAATAGGTGGAGCATTAAGTTCTGCTGAAGGTAAAGGTTTTGGTTCTGGTGCATTAGGTGGAGCACTATCTGGTGGACTTGGTGGCTATGGTGGTGTTGGTAGTTTTGATGCTGCTGGAGCAGGTTTAGATACCGCAGGTAAAGCAGGTTTAGGTAAATCCGTAGCGGGCACTAGCGATGCTATTACTAATGTATCTAACGGAGTAAGTACATCTATCCCTGCACGAGGGTATGGAGCTGTAGCTGAGGACGCACTTAACCAACAAGCTAAAGGGATGTTTACTAACAAAGCAGGTATGGAGTCTTTACTCTACCCTGTAGGTGCAGGTACTGCATTAGGTACTGCGGCTACTGATATGATACAGCAAGGTAATGCGGAGAGAGAACTAGCTAAACAACAACAAGCCTTAGCTGACGCCAATGCCTTAGATCAACAACAGTACTTTGCAAGCTTAGGCTATGAGTTACCTCCACTAGCAGCCCTTAATAACCCAAGCTCAGCTGCCCAACGAGACTATATACAGAACATCATTAATCCTAGAGGTGCTGCTGCTGGGGGTTCTATGACAGTCCAACTGCCTATTGGGGATACTCAAGTATCGGCTGTTTTACCTCCTAAGTATGTTGGTGTAATGGAGAAAGTAGATATACCTAGTGAACAAAATGAAATTAAAAATGAACTAGGATTGGCAACTGGGGGGTACATCAATACTCAACCTGTAGACCCAAATAACTTCTACCCACAATCTCAAATACACAGTGCCCAACCCTATGCTGCAGCTACTCCACAACGTCATGAAGTACTAGATTACTATAAAGATGGTGGGTTTTTAGATGGCCCCGGTGATGGTATGTCTGATGATATTCCTGCTAATATAGACGGTGAAGAAGAAATTAGATTAGCTGATGGTGAGTTTGTTGTACCTCCTGATCTAGTGCGTATATTAGGCTTTGGTGATCCTGAAAAAGGTGCCAAGTTATTAGACAACTTACTGCCTATAGTACGTCAAGCCTCTCATGGTAAGAAGACCCAAATTAAACAAGACGCAGGTAAGTTAGCTGCTGAAAAGATGTTAGTTAGAGCGGCAAAGGGTAAGAAAGCGTGAACTCCCTTCAGACTCAAGACACTATAAACTCTATTGATGAGCTTGCTGTACGCATACAAGCTGGAGTGGACAGCGGAGAATTAGGTTCTGCAGAAACGCCCTTAACGCATTACCATACCAAAGACTTATACGGGCGTAGGATTATTGTCCCAGCGGGTTGTTTGTTTACTACTAGAGTGCATAAAACAGATCATATAGCAGTAGCTCTAAGAGGGCGTATTACCATGCTAAATGCTGAAGGTGAAGCCCAAGAGGTAACAGCCCCTGATATGTTTATAACACCTGCTGGGACGCACCGTGTAGTATATGTGCATGAAGAAGTAGAATTTGCTACTATCCACCATTGTGAAGAGCAAGATAATGATAATGTCGTTGAGCTACTATCGTTTAATACTATGACGGAATATTTGGACAACCAATTAAGAATAGGAGCGCAACAATGACCCTTATAGCAGCGTTAACAACAGTAGGAGCAACAGTTTCTGGCGGTCTTTTAGCAGGTACATCAGCGGCTATACTTGGAGGCGCAACAGTAGGTACAGTGGGTGGAGCGGCTATAGGGACTATAAAAGCAGCAGCTTCAGGAGAGGATATAGGTAAAGGTGCCCTTATGGGGGCTGTTGCTGGTGGTGTTACTGGAGGGGTAGCTCCGGGGTTAGGTTCTGCGATTGCTGCTCCTATTGCTTCTGGAGTTGGTTCTGCCGCTGCCCCTATAGTGACAGGTGCTGTAGTTGGGGGCGTTTCTGGTGCCGCTGGGGGTGCTGCAGGTTCTGCTGCTGGCGGACAAGACGTAGGTAAAGGCGCTTTAATGGGAGGTGCTACAGGAGCCGTTGCTGGTGGGGTAAGTGGAGGGTTGGCTTCCGCACCGTCTGAAGTGCCTAGTATAGGAGTAGCAAATCCCAGTGCACCCGCAGAGGGAGCCTTTAGTAGTTTAGGCACTGGGGAAGTTGTAGGAAGTAATGCTGGAGCAGCACAGTTTGATAAGGTTATAGGGAGTGTACCGGGAGCCGCAGGTTATACACCACCTGCTACTTTAGGTGGGGCTCCTACTACAGCTACTTCTTCTGGTTTAGGGATCGGTGATATTGGTCCTAAAATAGGAATACAGCCCGCTACTGCGTTAGGCTCTGCAGAGCCTACAGGGGTTGTAGGAGGTCCGTTATCTCAAATAAAACCGGGTCTTACAGGACTGGCAGCAGGAGCAGCAACTGACTACGCTGGAAATAGCATAATAGACGCTCAAGACGCTGCAGCTAAAGCTGCTGCTGAAGATAAAGCACGAGGTTTGGATTTTGCTAATCAAGGTAGTTCTGGGTTGGCAGGAGTAAGAGCAGCTGGACTACCAGATGGTACAGGTCCATTAGGTGGTCTTGGAAGTATAGGCAGGGCTACTGGTGGTATTACAGCTCTGGCACATGGGGGTCAAATTCCTCTTGGTGATGGTGCCTATATTATCCCTGCTGATGTGGTTAGTGCTCTAGGTAATGGGTCGTCTAAAGCAGGTGCTGAATATCTAAGGCAGCTTATGGTTGCAGTGCGTAAAGAAGCTGTTGGTCGTCAAGGCATAGGAGCGGCTAAAAAGCATGTCTCTTAAAGTCCAACAAGTACCTATCGAATATGTGAACCAGATATGGGATCACGTTGAGCATTTTATAGAATCAGCTCTTGAATACTCCTCTGGGGACTACAATGCCGAAGAGGTAAGAGTGATGGTAACACAAGGGTCATGGCATCTTATAGTTGCTGTTGATGACGAAAATACTATACAAGGAGCCTTAGTTGTGTCTTATTTTAATAGACCCTCTGAGAGAGTTGGATTTGTAGTGGCTATTGGTGGTAAACTAGTATCTAACAGGTCCACATGGGCTCAATTTGAAGACATACTCCGGTCAAACGGTGCTACTTACTTAGAAGGTGCGGGTCGTGAATCTATAGTTAAGCTATGGTCTCGATATGGGATGCGTCAAAAATACATAATTACAGGTAAATCGTTATGCCTTTAAAAGACAAAGAAGCCCATAAATTATTTTGCAAGAACTACTACATAAAAAATAAAGAGCATATACTACAGAGAACAAAAGAGTACCAAAAAAACAATAAAGAACGGCAGTCGATAACAAACAAAGAATGGTATAAAAACCATCCTGATAAGGGTATGCTAATAGCTAGGAGCACTGTAAGGCATAAAGTACAAAGGGGTGTTGTACGCAGTGGACAATTACCCTCATGGATTACTTCAACAGAACTATGGTTAATGGAAGAGTGCTATAGCCTTGCTAAATTAAGATCGTCTTTAACAGGTATTTCTTGGGTGGTAGATCATATAATTCCTCTTCGAGGAAAAGACGTCTCTGGGTTGCATGTCCCTACTAATTTACAAGTTATACCCGCAAAATTAAATTTTAAAAAGGGGGTTAAGCACTCAACTGCTTTTCCCTATACGTTTTATACCTCCTTTAGAGATTAGTGCTATGATATTCAAACCAAGTAGTCTTCACAAATTATTCTTTACTTACATCTGCCCTAGATTCTATGGTGGTGCACCAGCGGCTCCGTCAAACACTACATCTACTCAAACGGTCAATCAGTCTCCGTGGCAAAACCCTGTTTACCAAGCTCTTATGTTAGGTACTGCATCTCAGCCCGGCCCTGCAACTAGTATGTTGAATGCTAGTAGAGACCAAATGGCACAATGGAATGCTATTAATAGCAACGGGCTAGACCCTGCAACGCAAGCCTCTTTAGGAGCTTGGAACCCTAATGTCGCCGGAAGTACAGCGGCTTATACCAACAATTTAGATGCTGCAACAGGACGATACACCCCAACAGTTAACCCCGATGCAGTAGCTAACAGAGTTGCTACTGACTCTCCTATTGAACAAGGTGCGGCTCAAGGCGGGGTAATGGGGCTTAAAGGCTATGCCTCTGGAGGAGCTCCTTATAGTTTAACAGACGCCTTAAAAAGAGTTGCCTATTTTGACCCTACTACAGGGCAGTCTACTCTTCCTGACTTCCTAGCTATACAGAAAAAAGCAAGAGAGTTAGGGACTCCAGATCAGTATGCCAAAGGAACAGATGCATATAACCAAGCTCTAGCTGCTACACAAGCACTACAAGCGTATAGCCCAGAAAACATAGCCGCTGACGAGTTAACTCAGTACCAAATGCAAGGGCCGAGTGCTGTAAATGCCCCTACAGCGGATACTAATCAAATGGCAGGTCCTCAGTCTTGGTTAGATCAAGGTACTGCGGCTTCATACATGAGTCCTTACCAACAAAATGTAACAGACATACAAAAGAGGGAAGCTGACAGAACCTATAGACAACAAGCTAATGAACTTAATGCCCAAGCTGTTAAATCTAATGCTTTTGGGGGTTCTCGTCAAGCTATACAACAAGCTGAAGCGGCTCGTAATCAAAACATGTTGTTGAATGATATCCAAGCTAAAGGTTTACAAGATGCTTATGCATCAGGCATGGGACAGTTTAATACTGCACAGAACCAACAAATGCAAGCAGGGCAAGCTAACTTAACTACTGCTCAACAAACTGCTTTGGCAAATCAAGCGGCTCAAATACAAGCTATGATGGCTAATCAAGGTATGGACTACAACACTGCAGTGCAGAATCTACAAGCCCAAATGGGGGTTCAAAACACCCAAGCCGCACAGAATCTTGCAGCTCAACAAGCTAATCAAAGCGCAGGGTTACAAGCCAATCAACAAAACTTAGGTACCGCTCAACAGTTGGGTAATATAGGTCAAGGGCTTGCAGGTATAGGCACAGCTCAGAACGCCGCTCAACTAGCTAACTTAGGGGCTCAAGGACAAGTAGCTCAAGCTGAACAAAACTTAGGTCAAAGTTATCTAGACGCACAGTCAGGTAACGCTACTAGTTGGCTTAATGCTCCTACTGCTATTAATGCAGGGGCGGCTAACGTACTAAACGCCCAGCCTGTATCGGGGGGAACTACATCAACTGTAGGAACTGCGGCACCAGCACATTGGGCTCGTGGTGGACTCATTAAAAACGGTAAAGTAAGCAAAAGAGGTGTGAAATAATGAGTGCTCCAGTAACTAATCAAGCTTATAGTCAACAAGTTAACCAAGCTTTTGACATGCTAAAGTACGCTACACCTCAACAGATGCAAGTTGTATCCCAACAGATACAGCAAAATCCTAATAGTCCTGAAGCATTAGCCGCTGCTATGGCAGCACAGTTTCAACAACAAGCTAGGGCGCCTCGTCCTCAAGCTCCACAACAAACGGTGCTACAACAAAAGCTGCAAGAGTTTCAACAAACGTCTCCACAAGGCTTACCACAAGTAGGCCAGAACCAGATGGCTATGCAACAAGCAGCTCAACAAAATCCTATGTTCGGTGCAGGACTAGCGGTAGCTCCTGAGAATACTGAACAAGCTCCAGCTCCTCAACAAATGGCAGCAACAGGTGGTATAACCGCTTTAGCTCATGGCGGTGAAGTTAGGCGTTTTGCGGAGGGAGGAGATCCTACTCAAGAGGACCCTTTAAATACTCTAGACGCCCCTCAAGAAGATACAGGAATTTTAGATCCTAGTATATTTTCTACCTATTACCACAAAGGCTTAGCAGGTGGGTTATCACAAGCAGGGAATACTATAAAGAAAGTAGCTAAGAAAGGCTACGAAAAGGCCTCAGGTCTAGGTAAAGACATCCTGTATGGAGCGGACAGACCCGAAGAACAACTGTCAGAAGAGCCATTACCAAAGGATGCCACTACCCCTACACTCCCAACTCCTCCTGCACCTGAAGCAGAACCTAAAGAAAAATCTACAGATAATCAAGGTATAGCGTCATTAAAAAAACACCTATCTAAAGGAGAGGTGGATCCTAATTCGTATGGTGCGGACGCCGCAGTTGCTCCTATGTTAAACACATTTACAACTCCTAAATACAGTGAACCCCCAGTAGGTAAAGATGATGTAGTACATGAAAAAAACCCAGCTAGCTCAGCGGCACGTAACGAGGCCTCACCAACTGCCTATCAAACCCTAGAAGATATTATGAAATTTAGGGGTCCTGAGGCAGATATGTCTGAAGAAGTAGCTATGGCTAAGGAAGCCACTGCAAATGCTAGAAGAGACAAAGGGTTAATGGCTTTAACTCAAGGTATAGGTGGTATGTTATCTGCTCAGACTCCATATGTTGGGCAAGCATTGGGTGCCGGGTTATTATCAGGTGTATCGGGGTATCAACAAGGTGCTAAAGACGAACAAGCGGCTACTAAAGATTTAATGGCGCTACAAATGGCTAATAAGAAAGCCGGGCTACAAGGGCATAGAGAAGCTGCTGATTTGTACTTAGCTCAAAAGAACGCTGAAAAAACAGCGGCAGCGGCGTCAGCTGCTAAATGGGCTGAACTTAAATATGGGAAAGATGTAGACCTTCTAAAAGAGCAAATGGGCAACAAATCTGCTAAAGAAATAGCTCAAATGAACGCTGATAATAACTATATAGTAGCCCAAATGAAAGCTCAGTATGAGGGTACTCTTAATGGGGCCCAGTTATTAACAGCATCTATGGCAGCCTTAAAACAAATAAATGAAAATCCAACAACAATGGGTTTGCCCCCCGAAGAAAAAATGGCCTTAGCTCGTAAATATGTAAGTTCAGGTGCTTCTAATCCTATGGGGAGTATAGGTAATATTGGAGGAGGCTCTTCTGCAGGGCAGGCTGTAGGTAATAGAGGAATTACTTTAATACCATAATAAGCTATAATTACTCAACAATAATTTACTAGACGGATGTAGCATGGCTAACGAAACTGCAATAGATAATTTTACTAACGCCTCTAACTCTG